TTGCGCTGGGCCATCTCGCTTTCCATCTTGCGAGCCACATCAGCCAATTGCATTGCCCCGACCGTATCACCCGCCTGGGTCAGCATCTGCACACCCTGCATGATGGAATTCGGGTCGTTGTAGTTGATCTGACGAGCAATCGAGTTGCGCGTGCTAATCATCTGGAGCTGCGGGTCAGTACCGCCTAGCGCGCCAGCCAACTGGTACGCACCACGACCGATGGCGAAACTGGCTTTTTGGAACGGGTCAAGTTGCGCGAACTGCAACGCTTGCTCGCTGGCGCGTTGCGCCTGCGCCTGCTGATACAGCTCAGGCGTGATGCCGAAAAGAGATGGAACGATGTCAGCCATGATCTACCCTTTAGAGTGCGTAAGCGTACTCGTCAAAACCACCCATGGGTACGGCTTCGCCCCGGCCACCCATGTAGTAGCTAGTCGGCGTAGGCGCCATACCGCCACCGCCAAACATCCTTTGAATCCCGCGCTCAATCGCCGGGTTACTAGATGCGCTAATCAGAGTTTCGGCAAATGGATTGTAAGCGTCTGCCCTAAAGCCTGATTGCGCCGCAGCCAAGCCGCCTTGATACAGCGCATTAGCGCCCGTCGGGTTGGCAATGCGACCGCCCAGCGCGGAGCCAAGCTCAAGAGCCTGCTGGCCTTGCGCCTCCAACGAACCAACGCCGCCGAGATAAGCCTGGTACGGAGCCAGAGCGCCGACCTGACCCTGATAACCTTGCGTCAGGAGGTTGCCTGCGGTGCCAAGCAGTCCAGCACCGAATGATGTCTGCTGCTGACCAGCCTGCATGGCTTGCGCGGCCAGAGCCGCATCTTGCTGCGCCAGGGCGTTGTAGTACGCCTCCATCTCAGGCGTCGTTGCACCCAGACCAGCCGCACCGCTAGGCCGAGCGCCGGTAGCGCCAACAGACAGACCACCTCGTCCCTGCTGGAATAGCGTGTTCTGAAGTTGCGCCATCTGACGCTCGCGTGTCGGGGCCAGCAACTCTTGCTGCCTAGCCATGTACTGCTGCGCGGCCTCTTGCGGCGACTGCGCCAGATATTGCTGCCCCAGGCCAAACAGCCCCTGAGCGCCGGTCTGCAAGGGGGCGAACTGCTGCTGCGCCTGCTCTGCTTGCGTCAGACCCTGACCAGATAGCGCCATCAGGCGGTTTTGATACGCCTGCATCTCCGGCGAGATGGTGTACCCAGCGCCTGTAACTTGACCGCCAGGCCCGTACTGGAACTGCGACTGACCGAAGCGCGTGGTGATGCCTACCGGGCGAAAGCGCGCCTCGTTGGCGGAAAGCTGTGCGGCCTCCCTCTGCGCGTTGGCCTGAGTTTCTGCGGCGTCTTTGGCGGCTTCACCTTGCAGGTAGCCGCCAAGCAAACCTGCGCCAGCAACAAGTAACGGAACCATATCAACTCTCCTGTAACGTGACGCAGACTTGACGATTCATCTGCTCAAACTTTTCTTTCGACATGACGCGAGCGAAATACACCTGATAGGTCTTCTCGACATTGCACACCACGGGTCGCTGCTCGTAGATGGCGCAAAGGTTGTCGGGCGTGAGGTGCATACAGTTGATCTTTTTACAGCACATCCCGCACTTTTCGCATTTCACGCTGTGCGCTTCCACATATACACGGTGATGTAGGGCTGATAGTTGGCATTGGTGCCAGACGAGCCGGTCGTACTGTTGGTGACGGAAATGCCGGTGGTAGCCGTACTGGTGTTTTGCGTTGAGTTTGTTGTTAAACACGAAGTATTGGAACCGGATTGAACCTGCGGACTTCCTGCTTGCTGAAAAGTATGATTGTGTCCGGGATCGGTAACCGTTGCCGTGTGGGTGTGCGACACAACAATCGCGTCAGCGCTACCACCAGTCTCTTCAGCCGTGTCAAACAGTGCATTACCGGCATCAAAACCCACCGGCACTCGGCCCGCACCAAACGCTGCCCAAGTGCCAAAACCCAGAAGCGTTCCAGGGTTGGTGCTGCTGGTAGCGTTCATGTAGATCGAACCGACCGGGTGCAGCACTTGCAAAGCAGCCTGCACAAAAGCCGTCGTTGCCAGAGCAGTCGTGTTGTTACCAGAACTCTGCGTGACGCCCGTCGTGCCTGTTGGCAACGAGGGCGTGCCCGTGAACGTAGGCGACGCCGTATCAGCCTTTGTCGCTACCGCAATAGCGATGTTGACAAACTCGGTGTTGATTTCCGTGCCCTTGACGATCTTGAGAGGATCGCCAGGCGACAGAGAATCCTTCGTAGCGAAGTTGGTGCTTTGAACGTAGTTACTCATGACATCTTCCCATCTTTCGATTGGATTTCGATCTTCTGGATCGACAGCGCCGTTCCATCAATGTTGGTTTCGTACCCGGTTTGCACTACCTTACCGCTGCCAGAAGCAGAAGCAACGAGCGTCTGCAAGGCGACGCCGTTAGAGTAGTTGGCTACGGGCGATCCGTTAGCGCCATATTGAGCAATGCCGTACTCAGAAATGCCCTGCGGAGGGATCAGCACGTTGCTCGACAGGTAGTTGGTGTTGAAGTCAAAACCCCACTTGACCGTGACGTATTGATTCGAACCACCAATGACAACCGCCTTGATCTTCTTGAGAATCGAAGTGATGTTCTGGTTCCCGAGATCGGCGTGGTTCGTGAAGTACTCAAACCGATAGTTAGCGCCGTCATCCTCATAGCCGGTGTATTGGCCGATGTAGCCGGTCTTGCCGATCAACACATTGCCGTTACGCCGCGCCAGAAGCGCGGTTGGATCAATTGAGTCCCAAGTCGTCGCCCGGAATGAACCGTCCTGCAACTGAACCCGAGTGTCAAAACAAAATACTCGATTGGTTGAAGGCGTGGTCAGAAGATAGAACGCCTCGTATTCAGAATAGACCGACTTCACATTCGCCAGCGTCTCACTAGCCAGCGCGGTCACCAAGTCGTTACGGACGTTCTTGGACAAATCGCCCAGCGGCGCTGACTTCTCGACAATCGTCCTGGCAAACGAACGAATGCCCGAATTGGACAGGAACAGGACATCCTTGCCCGTCGTCTGGATAGAGTCGCGGGCAATGCAACCGATGCCGCCCACCGTATCACTCAGGCTCATGGTGGAGGGCGTGGTGGCGTTCTGATACACCAGAATCTGGCGCTTGCCAAAGATGATCAGGAAGCCGTTATGCGCGGCCAAACCTTCGATCTCATCTGGGCCGTTAGGCCAAACCCGGTCCACATTGAGTGAGCCAGCCGTGCCGGTACTCCATACATGGCCTGCCAAAAGATCAGAGAAGTAGACCGTACTCTTGTTCGTAGTGGTGTTGGCAACCCACAGGCGACCAAAGGCCGAAAGAACGATGTTGGAGTTCGTCACCGTCCCGGTGTAGCCGGTCTTCTCGCTCACCCGGCGATAGGTCGTAGTGCTGACCGCCGGGTCATAGATCAGCGGATCGTGCCCGGATTGGAAGAAGTAGGTGATGCCGTTGAGAGACGCGCAAGACCAGTTGCTGGCCGTGATCGTGGGAGCCGTACCCCCTCCCCCGTAGGTCAACTCCACCACGGCGTTCGAGCTATCGAGCTTGAAGAGCTTGTTATTGCCTGCGAACAGAATCGTCAGCGTGCCGTCTGTTTGCACTAGCTCATGGATCACACCAACATCGTTAGCGCCCAGGTTGCCAGACGAAGAGTTCACCTTCGTCCAGCCCTTGCGCGAGCCAATGCGACCATACTGGTCAATGATGCAGTTGGTCGCAACCAGCGCGAAGCCCGCCTGCAAGTCCAGAGGCGAGTCCTGCGTATTCAGCCCGAAGAAGCCGGGGGCCGAAATGCTGACTGATTGCAGCGCCTGGCTCATATTGCGACGAACTCCTGATTCTCAGGGTAGCGGGTGCTTTCGAGCGCGATGTAGTCCGACAGCATCGAGCGATAGAGCTGGTACGCCTCAGACGATGCCAGACCGCCATCCTCGCCGCGCTCGACCAGCGCCCGAGCAAATGCGTTTTGCGCGACCAGCACATCAGGCACCAGCACAGAGGTGCTGTCCGATGAGAGCGTGGCCTGCGGGATAGTCAGAGAGAAGGTGATCGTGTAGACATTGTCTGGGCGCGGGTACAGAACCACCTTAGTGTCGCCGTTGCCGTCCACGCCATCAAATGAATACGCTTGAGGAATGCCGGTAACTGGCGTGGTGAAGTTCTGAAAGCGATTCATCTCGACAAACGAGATATTGGTCAGCCCGACATTGGAGGTCGGATTGATCGCGTCCATCACCTGGAACTTCTGGCCTGCGCCGGTCATCGAGTAGATATAGGTGCCCGCCACCGTGGGGAAGGTGACAGTCTGGCCCAGCACGTTCCAGGCGTAAGCATCTTCAATCTGGCGCTTGGCGTCGTTGACGAACTTGCCAATGAGGGTCGAATAGCTGGTTTCGTTGGCCGTAGACACCTGCGTCTCGCGCAGACGAATCAGCACATCGTTGATCAGTTGCAGGTAGGTCATTGCCGTGTCAGCCCTGTTTCTTCAAAGGTTGCGATCACAGAAATAGTTGAGCCAGATTCTGAAATCGTCGTGATGTAGTCACCTTCTTCTAGCACGATGTACTGGTTGACATCAATCTCGGCAAGCGTCGATTTAGCGGTAAGTGTGTACTCAGTTGTGATCGGTATGGTTGAGGCTGTACTTGCGTCATACCAACTAAAACTGATGTGCTTGTTTGCGCCGCCATTGTTTGATGCGTGAAGAAGCACGCATTTAGCGTAATAGCCGGTCGGCACCGTGTACAACGTGGTAGTTGTAGCAGCAGTTAAACTTCTACCGACCGAGATTGGCCTCACTTCTTGTTCCTCGCTGAGATTGCCTTGGCTTTCGCTTTTGCATCCGCTTTGGACGATGCGCCCCAGGCTTGGAGGGACAACAGGAGGCGAGTCGGTTCGCCGTCCTTGTACTCAGGCCCAGGCATATTGCCCATTCGCGCTAGGAAGGAGGCCCGTCGCGGGTTGTCGCCTGATTTGACCGGGGCTTTTAGAGAGCCACCGGTCGCAGCATTATAAGACGCCCTGCCCTTGGCGTTCAAGCCGCCTTTTTTGTTCTGTCCCTCTTTTCGCTGCCAGGCGGGGGTTTTCATTTCTTCTTAGCGGTTTTTGCCGCCTGTTTGAAGGCTTTGGCCGTAGGAGCGCCCTTCGTGCCAGGCTTACGCATCTTCTCGCCAGAACCGGCTTTGATGCGCTCGCGCTTGGCTGCAATGTTGGCGTAGAGTCCCTGCTTCATTTCTTTTTGGCCTTTCCAGCTTGCGACAGGGCAATAGCCACCGCCTGTTTCTGGGACTTGACGACCGGGCCTCCCTTGCCCGAGTGCAAGGTTCCGGCCTTGTACTCGCGCATGACCTTGCTGATTTTCTTCTCAGCCTTGGTCTTTTTCATTTGCTACGGCCCATCTTCTTCATGGGGGCAGACTTCATAGGCGGCGCTTTCATGGACTTGCCCATTTTGGCGGCGTACTCTTTAGCCTGCTTCTTGCCTTTTTGAGTGTAGGCGAACTTCTTTTCTCCGACCATCGGCATATCAATCTCCTTAGATAGTGGCTACTTTACGAGGGCGTCCACGGGGCCGAGCCGGAGCCGTGAACGGCGTGTCATCACGCTGCTTGTTAGGGTCGAACTCTGGCTCTTGTTCCTCTTCGTCTACTCGGACATAGCCAGCGTGACCGCGCATCGAATCAATGTCGTGCTGAAGAGTGAACGTCACCGTATTACCACTCTGAAGACAGCGAAAGGTTGCCATTTGAACTCCAAAAACAAGGGGGCAAAAGCCCCCTTGCTTTACACAGCGCGTGCGACGATCAAACTTAGCGTGGTAGACGCCAAGTTAACAGAACCGGCAGTCGGGTTGTAGGTCACGATAGTCACCGTGTTAGCAGCCGAGACATAAGCCCGTTTGACCAGGCCAGCCTCGCTAACACCATGCGAAAAACCGATAACCATATCGCCCAGCGCGACGCCGGGGACGGTAACCGTATCCGTATCCGTGGCACCAGCGCTAACAGCGCCAGCGTCAAGAGTGCATTGCACTTCCCAAGTGTCCGAGAACAAGCCCCGGAATTGATCGTTGCCCCTGCGGGAAACGACAGCGGTAGCAGCAGCCATATCAATCTCCTTAAAAAGACGCCCCCCGGCTTGTGGCCGAGGGGCTAGTCATTAGGCCGGGACGGCCAGAGCGAAGGCTGCGGAAGCGTTGGCAGCGGTAGAGGTGGCAGAGGTACGCAGAGCCTTCACGCCGTAGATGGTGTCGGCGGTGAAGAGGGTGCCCAGGTATTCCTGCTTGTACTGCGTCTGCGAACGCACGCCGAGCTGCTCAACCAGTACCATCGCGTCGCGGTGGCCCATCAGGCAGATACGGTCGGTGCCGCTGCTACCAGCGCCGGTGTCGGCGTTGGACGAAGCGAACACAGCCATACCGTAGAGCTGACCGATTTCACCGTTGCGGATAGCGTCGCCGTTGCCGATGAACGCTTGCTCGGTGTAGCGGGCCAGACCCATCAGGGTGTTGCGGCTCGACGGGGGGATCAGGAAGAAACGGCCATCCATGGGAACGTCGTTGTCGTCCAGACGCTGAATGGTGCGGCGGATAGCGGCATCAGTCAGGGCGGCAGCGTTGGAGCTGGTGGAGTTGTACGCGGTCGTACCGTCAGAGCCGATATAGGCTTTGGTGGTGGTGTTGCTGGTCGCGTAGTCGTCGGTGCCCACGGTAGCGCCGTTGAAAGCGCGGCCCAGTTGCACCAGGTCGGTATCGATGCGGCGAGCCAGAGCGTAGCCAGCGTCTTCCGTGTAGAAGGCGCGCAGGCTGGTCAGGGCTTGCACTTCAACGATGTCCTCGATCAGGCGGCTGTACTCATAGTGCTTGTTGATCAGCACTTGAATGTTGGTGTCGCTCTCAGCAATCAGAGTAACGGCATCGGTAGCAGCCTTGGCAGAGGCAGCGCCGCGAACGGGCGCGGGGATGTTGACGGTATCACCCTTCTTGCCACGGAAGGACATCTTCTTGACCACGTTGGCCAAGACGAGGTTCTTCTTGTACGCAGCGATGATTTCATCAGACCAAATTTCAGGAATGAAATTGGCTGCGGAAGTGGTGGTGACGCTATTTGTCGGGGAAAAGGCGGTATTAGCCATGTTAAATCTCCAGATTTAGGTGGGTTACTTGACCCGGCCCTCTTGGTAAGCCTGCATGATCTCATCAGACAAGGCTTCGTAGCGAGCCGGATCGGTCATTTTCAGCCGAATGAGGTCGGCGCGGCGGTAGACTCGTTTCGAACTCTCCCCAGACCCACCAACATCCACTTGCGCGGCTTTCATGCTCTTGGCCCGGCTGGCATCGCTTGCCTGCTCGGACTGTTTAGCTTTCACGCCGCGCAACTGTTTGAAGGTAGACAGCAGTTCGTTGGCAGAGTCATAGTCAAATTCAGCGTCTGCTTTTGCGTACAGCGCCAGGCGAACGGACGAACCCTTCACCCAATTCTGAAAATCAGCGTCGCCGACCACCTGCGTGTAATCGGGATGCTCTTGCGCCAGCTTTTGCTGAATCTGCATCCGTTTGAACTCTTGGCTCGCTTGGCGCGCCGCAAGAACATCCGGGTGCTTATCTATGGTTGCCTGAACAGCCTTCTTTGGATCTTCAAAGAAGTCTACTTCCGGTTCTTCCTCTTTTACTTGCTGTTGCTTCGACCCGAGGTTTTGCTTGATAAGCTCATCGGCCAGCTTTCGGACTTCGCCCACTTCCTGGGCCTGCTTACCAATGAGCTTCTCAGCCTCTTGGTGCATCCGAATGATGTCGTCCAGACTCTTGTCCCGATACTTGTCGGGGAGCGCGGGCTTCGACTCTACTGCCTCAATTTCACTTTGCGACTCGGGTTCTTGGTCAATCAGCATAGATGTTTCCTGCCAAAATGGTTGTAGGAGATTCAACTCGGCCATGGGCTTATGAGTTGGCTTTGCGCTCCGCGTTCAGCTTTTCGATGTGCTTGCGCTCAAACCGCCCGTATTCGGACGGAAAAGCGCCAGACCAACCTTCGAGCTTGAACGCGGGTGCGCTCATGATGCGGCTGGCTGTACCGCCGCATCCACACCGGACACTCTTCGTCTCATAACCGACGAGCGTTTCGATGCGCTGCCCGCATTCGCAGGCAAATTCATACATTCTTCGCATTGTTCAAATCCTCGTACGCATCCTCGCTGACCTTTTTCAAGGTTTTTAGCCACGTCAGGATAGAAATCTCACCTTTGCGAAATTGTAGACTTTTCTCATCCGCAATGGTAGACACATTGTTTAATGCGTCAAGCATATTGTCAATATCTTCGATAAGGTCGATCCAGCCTTGATGGGCGAACAGATCAAATCTGTCCTCATAGTACTTTTGTAGCTTGGGTTCCATTACATTGCCAGAGCGTTGAGAAGCAAAATTGCACCGCCAGCACCAACGACGACGCTGGCGTAGAGCATGGGCATCATCACGGCCAGAATCGCCGCGCTGGATAGGACGATAGCAAGTTGCAGGGCCATGCCTGCGTAGCTAAACCACGGACTGCGGGCCTTGGCGGCATCCCGGTCAGCCTCTGCGGCCTTGGCCTTGGCGCTGATTTCTTCCATATCGGCCTTCTGCTTGGCGGCTTTATCGGCCTTGCCAGCCTCTTCGTAGATCACCGAGCGAATGTTCTTGGCCTGATACCAGGCCCAAAGGTTGTTCGCCTCGATGGTCTTGCCCAGCACCCGGCTGGAGTTGCTGCCGCCGTAGTAGCCGTTAACCGCCAGCAGCAGGGCAAAGATGCTGATGGTGATGGCAGCCCAGGCTTTGACATAGGCTTCGCGCTCAGACCGGCTGGCGCTCGGAGGTGGTTTCTTGATCATAGACCTAGTTTCTGGAAGATCATGGCAAAGATACGGTTGGCGATGTCAGGCGGCAGCGTGATGATGAAGTCAAAGGAATAGTTGATGAAGATGAGGTAGCAGATGACCTTGATCCACTTCTCCATCGCATCAATGAGGATGAGATGGATATCGACGGGTTTGCGGGGCATCTCATGCGATTATCTGTACGAGTAGCCAACCCACACCACCCAGCAGCACCGCAGCAATGGCAACTGCGATGCCGATGTCCCGAAACTCTTTCATCTCGCGCTGGCGCTGAATCTCCGCGAGCTTCTCCTGCTCGGCCTCTTGCTTGTCAGAAGCATTCATCTCAGCTTCGCGCTTCTTGATCTGGTGCCAGATGTCCATGTTGTTGGACGAGAAGAACAGCCCTTGCACCTCGCGCTCGAAATCGGCCTGAGCCTTGAGCGCCATCTCGATTTGCATCGCCGCGCCGAGATTGCTGCCGCCCTTCTTCTTAGCCTGGCGCGCCGCTTTGGTGGCGGTCGCTTTGGCGTCGAAGTAGTTGCCCAGCAACGGCCCGAGCTGCGAGACATCGCTCGCAGTCTTGGAGGCCATTTTCACCATCTTGACGGCCTTGTTGACGGCCTCCAAGGCGGCGATGGGGTCTATCATGATCATGGTCAGCCACCCTTGAAGTGCCCTGCCACCCAAGTGATCCCGCCGCCAACCATTGAGGCGATGGTCATGCCCATCCAGAACCCGCCCTTGCCCTTGTTCGCCAGGGCAATAAGTTCTTCAAGCTGGCGCTCCATCTTGTCGATCTTCTTGTCCATCGTCTGGACGCGCTCCCAGAGAACGCCATACTTGATCGGGTCGATTTCAGTTTCCATCTTCAGGCTCCAGCACATACACGCCTGTGCTTGAGGCGATTACGGTTTGATCTACCACCGGCTCCTGCCACGACCAGCCAGCCTCAGCCAAGATTTCATCGGTGACCGCTTCCATCGTCCGGGTCGTGCTATCGGGCAGGCGCACCCGCGTAGGCCGAGTTTCGCTCGTGTCACCGCTTGTATGGATGTAGCTCATGGTATCTGGTTCACTCCATAGATGGCGTTGGTGACGAAGGCTGGGACGGTGACGGTGGTGGACATCGGCAGCGATGGCGGGGTGAAGTTGGCGGTGTAGAGGGCGGTGCCTTTGCAGATGCGGGCGTTGGAGATGTAGCCATCCATATAGCTACTAGTAGGCTGTCCAGTTTGATACCCGACTATTAATGCTTTGCTTCCATTAGTTATGGTTGCAGTTACTGTT